GCTGAATGTTGAAAGCACCAATCCTCACCCCCGTGCGCACAGACACACGAAGATTGGTGTAGAACCTTTACAGATTACTCTGTGGGTGGTTGCACTTACCCCGCCCTTTGCCCCTACTGAGCGCTCATTGTCAACTGCTTGGCCTAGCACGTTGAGCTCTCTGTCATACGCAACAGGACGAACTACCAAACAAACAACACAATGACTGTGATACCCGTGAAAAGCTAAATGAGGAGGCCGGCGACCCCAGCTGCCAATTTAGCTCCCTCAGCAATATATGGACTGGCTGTTGATAGGAAATTTCCAATACGGCTGAACCAATTAGGTTTGACGGTATTGAGTTTCTTAACAACAGTAGATGGTAGAATGAGACCCGTCGAAGTATCAGTACTGGGAGTATTCATACCAGACTGAGCATTAGGGGTATATTCCACTATCCATGTAATGCGGAAGGAAAACACTGTGGAAGCAGGGAGACCGGAAAGACCGATGAAAATCATATTCTGGGAACCACCATCTTGAGCACTGGGGGCGACCCCATAAGCTTTGAACTGATCGTCTTCAGCTCCTGGATACCACTTCTGCTCAAAAGCATCCGCGGTAAGCTTGCCTTGGTAATTAGCCAAGTTCAGGAAATTCTGAAAACTACCAGCATTATTAAGCTCGCCCCAATTAACAGTACCCATGAAGACATTCCCAGTAATGGATAGGGGTGCAGCATCAGACCACAATTGAATACAAGCGCCAAGACATCTGACTGAATTAGCGTTTGTAGTCAAAAATGAATGTCCGGGTACGTAAGCACTTGATGCAGCGAACGCAAACGCTGAACCAGTGCTTGGGAACCCAGAACTGGTGGATACACCAGCGCCTGGACAAAACCCAACGTAGGCGGCGGTGTTAGCAACGCCGATCCCAAGATTGTAGTACTGGGTAAACCGCTGAATATACCCTCGCGATCCAGGATAGGGCCCATGAACCAAGGGTGAACCACAAGGATCCATCAATGTGTTCATGAACGCTTCCTCCTCGCGACGGGCTTCTTGTAACAAAGTACGGTCAGCAGTAACTCTAGCACCACGTCTTGGACGCGGCGCTCGTGGTATGTAGGAACTGCGCGTAGTAGTAGTTCCTTGAGATGATTGGGCTGCACGCTTTCGCGGGACATTAGCAACTTTCTTGGGCATATTGAACAAATGATGAGCAACGGTCAGTGTAAATAATAGGATATTTTATTTTCTGCTGAGGGCGAATGAACGTGAGTTGGAATTTCTGTAGTCGTGAGACTTTGAGCTCTACATTCATCTTCAAAAGCAATCTGGGCATCTGGTAAGAACCCGAAAGCCTTGTAGATGGAGACCCGAGCTGCAGTCTCATCAATAGGAAATCCCCTCGCACCTTCAGCCATAGAGCGCCAGCTTTGAACTTTCCCCATTTCCAGCATGACACGCTTCACCTTAGCCGCATCGCTGGAAGCTCGTTTGAGAAGGCTATAGAAAGCATCAAGCATGGGCATACCCTCATAGAGAGCCATGCCACAAGTGCCTGTAGCCGCTATAACATCACAAACATCAGCCCAGTCGATGCGTTCTATAAGAAGCATGTCTTGCTTGATTGCCTTATGGATATTGCGGACCATCATATACAATCCATTACCACAATTAATGGGTTTACATTGGCAGAACTCCACGTGCTCAATCTCATAAGCAGGTGGTTCAACTGTCATTTCATACCCATAATTGAGGTGATGGATTGGTAAATCCCGCAAATAATGCAAATCCTCCCTCTCCAGGAACACGCCACAATCATCACCATCATTAATGAATCTCCACTTGCAAGGCAGGTCTTTCAAATAGTGGTGTGTGACACCACACATGATAACAACGTTACCAAGTGACGTGTTCATATCACCACTCATACGACAACCCTCAACCTTGTAAGACAGAGATCCATCAACAGCATTAGCATACCCAACGTTGTCTATTTGCCAGCTCAAATATTCAGCAAAATCAGCATCGTTGTGTATGCTAAGGTAAAGTGAGTGTTCCCAGGAGAGAGCGGATTTAGATGTATGTTGATCAAATCTGCTGGCGTCCAAGCCCACAAAGCAAGGATTATTAAATTCACCCCAATAGGAAGCAATAGTGGAGGCTCTCTGCCATGGAGTGTCACATTTTAAAACGACATGATGACCAAAAGTCTTATCAATGCCTTTATAAATGAGTTTCTCCATAGGCCGGAGCCATCTCCCTACGAGTATATTGTACTCAGGGGAACGAGGCTGAATCAAGCGTGGACAGGGATTAGTCTTGCTTGTGCCATCATAGAATTCTCCTTTAATAAAAGTCTTCAAATACCCATACGACCGCCTCGCACCTGTGCGTGCAAGGGTGACTGCAGCAGCAGCATACCGAGCCTTCTTCGATCCTGCGTACGACATCACAAATTGCTCTGTGGTACATACAGGAGGAAGTGCTGGCATGTTGCGCCTGACTGAATGGGAAAAATAATCAAGATGAGAAAATGATTGGGTAGGTTGTGGACAAGGGACAAACACATCCTCGCCACCGACTTTGCTCTTGACGTAATACAAACGTTCCATTAAGGCTCGATGCATTACGCTTAAGCTATTATTAAAGAAGAATAAATTGTTCCCCACTGCTTCCCTAACAAACCCTGCCCCCCGACGTAACTTCACTAGTCCCGCCTGTCTCAACATTCTGACATTGGCATGAGTCAACTTGCAAGTTGTCTCCACCCCTGCCAAGACAGTGCGGCACCACTACTTAGGATGGATGTCAACCAACCCTCGTATCCCATGGAAAACCCCACTGATGGCTTCGACCTCGCGTTCAGTCTTCGACTTCACAAATGTCAGCGCTGTTGCCATAGGCAACAGTGTTAACAACTGTCCAGGTCGAACATGTTCCGACGCCATGGTCTTACGCAACCAGTCACAAGCGATCATGCGATTGGAGGGCGAGAAGGATGGATAATTAAGATGCGCTCGTGCACGCCGTGACCACCGATAAGCAGCCTTCCATTGCGTAAACCTCGAACCCGAGGGATTCGCAATGGAACTCGCTGTGACCTCCAACGTGTCCATACTAAGAGCAAGATCCTCATCATCAAGAGCATGCAAGATGCGCTTGACGTTGGGAATCACCTCTCCTTCATGATGGACATGCTCTTCTTCGGCGTCCAAAACGGTTTGATATGAGAAGAATGAGGTCATAAACCGTTTGCATCTTATGCGGATTCTCTGACACAGTCGGGTGGCTGGGAGAATCCAGCAAGGAGCAGTAGTGGATGTGGCTAGAGAAGAAGCCGCCCCCACGATTAGGACGGTCTCAAGAATAGGCATTGCGCGTTGTCTGCAGTTACAATTTGTCCCTTGCTGTGGCTAAACCAGTAGTAGACCAGACCTTCAAACCCGTTGACCAACGAGAAGTGTAGACTACCCAGCGCGGGCAACTATGTCTATTACTAACGAATTAGCAACCCGAGGGGCCAACC